CTACTGGTCACGCATGGACAGCCACGTCTCGTATGGCGGTGGCAGCTTGACCGCATCGAACGCCAGGGTCGAGAGGTACGCAAGCATCGATGCCGGTCCGTGACCGCGTCCATAGGCCGATTCGCTGCCTTCGACCTCGATGGCTCCTATGTCCTGCTTGCGCACCTTCTTGCGGCCAGTGTATGCCTGCGCCATCCCCGCAGGCCACTGGTGTCCGGGACGCTGCGCGTCGCGGATGCGGTCTTCGAGCTGATGCCGGAAGCTGTGGTTGCCGTAGCCATGGCCAAAAGCCAGGCCCTCGCGCGCGTGACGAAGAAACGCTTGCTCATAGGCCCGGCCCAGCATCGGTGCCTTGCCGTCCGGTTTGGGCAGGCTTGACGGGAAGAGCATTGCATTCGGGCCCGCTTCTTGACGGCGCTGTTCGACAAACTCGGCGAAGCCCAAGGCCAAAAGAGTCGGGTGCAGCGGCACAATGCGCTGCGTGGGGTCGTTCTTCAAGCTTCGCACCACGCCAGCCGCAAGCATCGCCGCTTGTTCGCCTTCCATCTCCTCACGGAAGTGGATGACAGGCACGCCACCGCGCACAGCGACGTCAGAGGCGACGAGCTGGAGTACCTCGCGCACGCGGTTCCCATGGAACATGCAGACGAGCGGCACCCAGTAGCGCGCACCCAGGTCGGTCGCCATCTTGCCGCGCCAGCTCGTCGAGTCCGGCCTGTACCACTCGGACTGGAACAGCACCGAGAGCTGGGTATCGCTGAATGGGTACCGTGGCTTGCGCCGTGCCTTTTCTTCCTTCGCTGTCAACGTCGGCAGGATGTCCAGGTCATCGACCGGGTTCGCGCCGTCGAGCAGGCCCCGCGTGCGCGCGAGAGCAAAGACTTCTCTCAGCGTGCGCCGGACCAGCCCATGCGCGTGTTTCATCGACCAAGGCTTGATCGGCGCTCGCATCCGCACTTCCAGAAACTTGAAGAGGTCCGACGCCTTGACCGCGTTGAGAGGCACGTCACCGAGGTGCTCAATCAGCTTCAGCCACACGTTCACGGACGTGCCGGTGTGCTTGCCACCTGAATTCTGGCGCTTGTATTCGCGGTATTGCTCGGTAATAGCGCTCAAGCAAGCACCGACGGGGCGTGGCTCTGCCGGTGAAGGCGCGCCCTCGCCTCGATTGCGGCTCAGGACGCGTCGTGCACCTTCGATATCGACTTCGGCGAACTTGCGGACCAGTTGGGGATAATGCGGGTCGGTACGATTCACTGGCGAACCCATTTGCTCACACCAGAAATCGAGCATGTCCATGGCCTCTTTCCAGTCCGGCGACGACTGACCGCGAGAAAGGGCCGACCGCATGGACGCGTCCGTTACTTGGCAAAGCTGCGTCAGGGCCGCTAGCGACGCGTCATCGTGCCCAGTGCCGTGGTACCGCCCCAGGTCATCGATGTGCATCCAATGGTAGAGCCGGCGTGCGCAGATGTGTTCTACCTGCTCCAAGGTCAGCACCTGAGGCGCAGCCATGGCCGGCTTGGCCGACGCGAGCAGCTTTTCCCACTCCGCGCGCTTCTCTGCGATGAGCTGCGCGCCGACGACCTTGGCACGCCGGAGGTCGGCCGTGCCTGTCGATTTGCGGAATTCCTTGACGTCCGGGTGCCCCTTCAACGCAATGGGCGGGACTAGACGGACGTACCAGTTCAGAGTGCGGCCGTGGTCCGGCCGGTAGAAGTGTTCAGGCATGTCGGGTTGACTCGTTTTGGCAGACCTATTTGGCACACCTACCACGCGATAACCCTTTGATATTCAAAGACTTACTGGTAAATCAATGACTTAGTTGAGATTGGCGGAAGCGGTGAGATTCGAACTCACGAACGGGTTCCCCCGTCGGCAGTTTTCAAGTCTTCAGCTAACCATATATAAATCAGCAACTTAGAGGACTTTCGATTCCGCACAAGTTACAAAATCAGCCGTAGCTGTGCCTGTGTGCTGCCATGATACAACACTAGTTGCGGAAACGATTTGCCAAGCGTAAGCTACCGCGAATTCGACTAAAAGTTGCCCTGATGAACGTACAATCTTTCTTTGACAATCTTACCGAAGAGCAACGAGCAGAGGCGAACGCCCGTGACAGAGCCGAGCATGAGTCTCAGGTCGCTGAGTTCACGGAGGCTTATGACCGAGGGCATTGTTACCTGTGCGGCGAAGCGTTTGACCAGATGAGATCTGCGGAGCCGTGTACGCATTGGCTCCTCCGTCGGGCGAAGTTCAAGAAAAAAGACTTTCCGAAGATCTTCGAGCGGTACGACTATCACAACATTGCTGCCTTCCTCCGTTGGTGCGCTAACCGCGAACACCCGCTGCGAAATATTAACGATCTTGAGGTGGAGAAGGAAAGCCGCAAGGTCTTAAGCTATACCATCCGCTGGAAGAATGTAGAGTGGAGTTTCGATTGTTCGAAGAACGATTTCGAGGGCCATGGCGGTCATCATTCATCGTTCCCACATTACCATTTCCAGATGCGGATCGATGGTCGCCCTTTCATCAACTTCAATGAGTTTCATGTCCCGTTCTCCAAACGCGATCTGTTCATGTTCGAAGCGAAAAAGCATCCAAACGTTCGACACAGCTTTGGCGCCGCGGGGGCTGGGATGCAAGAAGCCGTTGACGTTGATGCCGACTGGATCCTCGAGGAAACCTCACGAGCTGAGAGCGAAGAGACAGCAGTATACGACCTTTCAACGGTCATTATGGCGGACAAGGCGCCTATCTCCGGGGACCTAATTATGGATATCATCGAGGAGGCTCAACGCACGAATAAGACCTTTGCTTCGGTCGCACGTGGTCGCCTTCCCGACGGAGTGAAAATGCAGACTGTTATCTCGCCAGCAGAATCGATTCCGGACATTACTCCGCGAACAGAGCATAAACCGCGCTGATCCGTACGAGTCCAGGATTGTGATTCCTGTTGTCGTGGGTTCGAGTCCCATCAGCCACCCCAAGAATTCATTTAGATTCAAAGACTTATGAGAATCTAAGTTTTTCGGATAACGAAATTTCCAACGAAATCAGGAATTTTCCAACGGACGCCGAAACAAAGCCACCTCGCGGTGGCTTTTTTGTTGCCCTTATCCCACCTCGACTGCGGCCGAGTTCGCGATCGGACGGGCCGTATCTATCGGCGCGCGCACTGGGCGCTGCTGCGGCACCACGTGGCGAACCGGCCCGATAGGCATCGGCAAGAATAGCGGCTCGTCTCGCGCAGGCCCCTGCCGTTTCACGAACCCGATGTTGACTCCGCCGCGTGCGGACGCCACGCTGAGGCGCAGCGGCGCGGGCGACGAGTCAGTCGAGTGCCGGGGGATCCGGCGCGGCGGCGGCCTGATAGGCCATCGGCGCCTGCGGCCTGACGTGCGGCCCCAGAATGACGGCCTCTGCCTGCGGGCCGTAATGCGGCTTCGCATCGGTACGAGCCCGCAGTGACGACGACGGCGCCGGCAGAACCAGCACCACGCGCCCGCCTGCCGTCTGCATGACGAGCTGCGTCTCGGCAGGCGTGCTGACGTGGTAGTCCATCACGGCCTCGCGTTCACGGTCCGACAGGCTTCGAACCGTTGCTCGAGGCGCTCGTATCGTGACACGAGGCCTGCAACTGCTGCTCCGTCGCCGAGAATTTCAGCAGCAACCTCCGGCACAAGGTCCGGTCCGCCTCCGTCAGGTGCAGATCCGCCGGCAGCGGGTCGACCTGCGGTCTGGGTGCCGGGCTGTACGGTACTGGCCGCTGGGCAGCGCAGCCGGTCAGTGCCAGCGCGCACGCGGCGCTGAGCATCAGCGAGATTCGATGCATATTCCTGTTCCTTTCGATAAGCGTCAGCGTCGCGCGTGGCCAGCTGGACACGGAGGTCCGACTCGGCTTTACGGTTTTCCTCGGCATCGAGGTCGCGCTGCTTTATGCCGGCGGTGACAGCCGCGTCGTAGCCGTCCCGGTACCGGTTGTCGCCGTATTCGTCCACGCCCACCCAGGCGCCGACGGCGAGCGCGATAGACACCAGCGCGCCGAGCAGCAGGATCTGCAGGCGAGTCACGACATCACCTCGGCCGGCATGAATAATTTGGCCTCTGCTGCGCGACGTCGCACGAGGCCATCCAGCACTTGGCCGTCACTGCGCACCCAGCGGGCGAACTGCGCAGCCGCACCGTGGTAGTCGCGCTTGTTCAGCAAAATCAACAGCGTCGACTCGGCCAGCCGGCGCATGCCCAGGTTGAACACGAACGACGTCAAGGCGTCGAACTGACCCTGCGTGAGCGGCACCTTTACGAGCGACGCCACGGCCGCGCCCGCATCGTCCAGATCTTGCGTGAGCCACAGGTCAGCCTGCTGCTGGGAGCAAATGGCGCCCAACTTGACGCCGCGAGTGTGGCCCACCCCAATCGTGGGGATGCCGGCCGGGCAGAGGTAGGCCTGCAGCCGACAGCCCTCGAACTGACGCACCAATGCCCGCGCCGCCCCAGAGGGTTTCAAATCAGCGGTATTCACCGCGCGCTCCTGATGTCGCGAATCTCTTCAGCGGCCTCGCGAGCCATCTCGCCCAGATCCTTACCGCGCCGACGGTCGAACCACAACACGAGAGCCCCGAGGATCCACCAGGCTGGCAAGCCGGCCAATACGAGAAACGGGACGGCCGCGAACAGCATCCCGAACTCCAAGGGCATCTTGTACATCGCAGCCACCTCCCCCGCTGAGGCGAACAGGCTGGGCCACCACGAGTGAACGGCGATGACGAGAAACGGCCCTGCGATGGCAGAGGCGATGATAGTGCAGGCAAAACGGATGGCCGCTTCCTTGATCGTCTTCGGCCACATGAACAGGAACGCCAGTCCTGTCGCTGCTGCGCCGGCCAGGACCGGTACGCCGAACACTTTGATGACGGAACCAGCTGCGGTGGCTTCGAGTGACATGTTCTCTTTCATTTAAGTTTGGGACGAGGTAGTTAGAATTTTTTAGCGCAGAGCGCTATCGGTATTCGACCGGGAGCTGCGAGCGGAGCCGCTCGGATTCGTATGCACTTTCGCAGTGGTTCGGCTGCCAGAAGAACAGTCGGTCGATCGCGGCACGAAGCAGGGAATACGGCCGTCTCGCGCGCAGTCGCCAGCACCGGGCCGACATCGTCTCGTCCGCCCATCCGCCAAGAACGGCGTTCGCCAGCTGGTCGACCGCTACCAGCACTTCGAACACGCGACTCATTCTGGCCACTCCATCCCCGGCAGCATGGCGAGCAATTCATCGATCGTCGGTTGCGCGATCGTGCCCGAATCGACGTCCGCCATCAGCTCATAGCACCTGGACCAGACGGCATCACGCCAGGCGACACAGGCCTGCCCTTCGGCCTGGAACTTCGCTTGCGTCGACGTCGCATAGGTGCAGGCCGACAGGATGTTGTCGTAGCGACGCTCCTGCGCTTTTGCATCCATCATGGCTTGAACGGCCGTGACGTAATCAGGAACCGCGGGCGGTGGAGGCGGAACTGCGGGTGCCAACTCGACTCCATCGCGCGCTTCGTTGGCGCGATAGTTGACCCAGGCGTCAGCCGCAGCCGGGTCGATCAGGATCATGCGGTCGGCGTGCGCCTCGGGCGGAACCTGCACGTAACAGCCGTCGAGTGTGCCGTCGTCGAGGTAGGTCACATAAAGAATCGGGGTCTGGTCGTCCATTATGAGGTCTTTCTGATAACGAGGTCGGTATACACTTCGACTTGGCCAGACGATGACGCCGGGACGCCATACATGGCAGCATTAGGCGTCAGGTGGCGCAGCTCGAAAGTCTTTGACGCGGCGATAGCGAACGTCCCGGCCAGGGATGGCGGGCTCATTTGCACGTAGAGACCGTTACTGGCAGGGTCATAGCTGAGTCCGTTCAAGCCAATCACCACATAGGCAGCATCGGTGACGTTGTACAGCGCCATCTTGTTCCAGTATTTCTGCCCTGTAGAGCCGGTTTGCACGAAACTAAGGGACTCGGCTTCCACGTCATACGTGCCCGCCGGCAGCACGAATTGATCGCTTGCGAGCGACGCGCCCGTGATCGTGTTAACTTTGACCGTGTTGAGCGGTCGACGGTTGACGCCGGTTCCCAGGTTTGTCGGGGCGGTGCTGCCGGTGCCGCTGGCGCGCTCCTCGCGCAAGTGCAGCGTGGGCGACCCCGAGTTCGTATCGCCCTTGTCTCCCGTGCGCTGGAAGAACAGCATCAGTGAATCGCCGGCCACAAATGGCGAACCGGTACTCCCCCCGCGCCCGATGACTGTAAGGCGCATGTATCCGGTGTACTGCACGGCAGCCGTGACGGCGAAGACCAGCCACTTCGACGGGTCTCCAACTTTCTGTAGACGAACTGTTCCGGTGACAGAGCTCGTCGATGCACTGAAGTCGTTCAGGAGGCTGAGCGAATCAACGCCGGCTGAGTTGGTGGTATTGACGCGCAGTGCTACCGACGACGTTTGCGGCGTGCTCGACAACCCGAGCTTTCCAGAGCCGGGATCCACTTCGGACGCCGAGCTGCTGAATGTGTACGGCAGTGCGTACGCGCCGCCAGCTGCCAGGCTGTTCAGGGTGGCTTGGAGTGCATTCGTCTGTTGTCCCCAAACCGGCAGATTGGTCATCAGGTAGGCCATCGCCGCGTTGAACGATGCTTCGTCCATCGTTCGCGCGGGCAGGAGCGCTGGGTCAAGCAAAGCGGTAATTGCCATTAAACAGTTCCTTGGATTTGCAGGTTCATTGCCGACTGAGTCGGGTATTGGATGACGCTCTTGAAGCTGGTATAGGCTCCGAACAGACAGGCTGATCCGTAAGCAGCGGAGCCAATCCACGCAACGGGCTTCTGCCGGTATCCCTCGAGGGATTCGATGACGCTGTCGATGTAGGCGTTGTCGATGAGAACGTCGACGTCCATGACCTTCGCGAAATTGCGCTTCTGGACGTTGCTCGTGCCATCGAAGTTGAAGTTGACAGTCGAGTAGTCCTTGATCTCGCGCGAGAGGCCGTACTGAGACAGCCCGACGTCGACCAACGGGCCAAGCACGGACATGCCGCACTTCGTGGTGCCGCCAGGCTTTCTCAGCGTGATCGTCACGAGCCCGGTGTAGTACGGTGGAAGCTGAACCGAGACCGCATACGACTTCCTGCGAATCCGCTTGAAGCACCAGTTGTAGAACGAGCTCCCCGAGTCGAAGATGATCAAGTTTTGCGTTTCTTGATACACCAAGCCATCGTTCGGGTCGTAACAGGAAATGCGCACGTCGCTCGCATCGGCGTTGCCGATGTAGACGCCCTGCGCGAGCGCCTGCGCGGTCAGCACGACGATGATTTCTTCAGCGTTGCTGGTCTGCGTGTTGTTGTACTGGTCCAGCATAGCCCAGCGGTTCGTCACGCCGTTCGGCGCCCAGGCCGTGGTATCGGTCAGCGCCTTGCCTACATTGCCGGCGATGATCGACACGTACGTGTTGTGCGTAGCCGGATCGTGGACAACAGCATCCTTCGCGTACGTTGTCGCGCTGTTGTAATCGGGTTCCGTGATCGGAACATTCGAATACACCAGGCCGGCGCCAGTCGCGACCCCGTCGGCGGCGCGGGTCACTGCGACACCGGCAGTACGAATGTAACTCGTGGCGCGATCGACCTCTACCTGCACCCTTGTGGCCTGCACAGAGTGTCCGATAGTCGACGAATTGACCGTGCCAGGGTAGATGAGTAGCGCCGTGCTGGATGCGGCTGATGGGTAGACGCGCGTTATTTTTATAAATGTGTCTGCTGAGGAACTCAGGCCCGAAATGTAGAAGGCGCCTCCGGTTTGGAAGTATGCGGTGCCGGGGCCATCGATTTCTATCAACGAGTCTGCAGCGGACCCCCAACCATTATTCGTAGGAGTCCAGTCATACAGGCCAACCGTGGCAGAGTCAGTTGAACCGGCGCGCAAGGCCAACGTGGCGACAACCGTTTGACCCGCACTCTTAGCCCCGACGTAGTGCTGGCGAAATTCCGAGGTGCCGCTGTTTGTTTTGGTAACGTAGTAATACGGGATGCCGTGGAAATCTGCGTCGGATAACGACGCGGACGCCCCACCCGTCCAACCTGCCACAAGGTTCTCCGAGTACGTGATTAAGTTCGTGGCCGCCGGCTCGATGAGTGCATACGGTGCCTTTGTCAAGTCCATCGGGTCGTAAGTCACTGCAAACGACCCGGCCGGCACCTGTACCAGCGTGCCGGTTCGGTCAAACACCCACTTGGGCGACGGGCGCGTAAAAGCCACGTCGCCGAAAGTAACGGGATCGATAATCATCATGCTGGGATAGCCTTCATTGCCAGTGGCTTATCGCCGTTACTTGCAGCGTCCAGGGCATCGGCAGACTTCGCTACACTTTTTGCGATCGCCATATTCTCAGCACTGTTCCTCTGTTCGAGACGCTCAACAGCCGCGCATAGCTTGTCCAGTTTCGAGGCAAGTAAGTCGCTGTTGCCGGACGGGCTTGCCAGCCGGTTCATGAGCTCACGGTTATCCGCGGCCGGGATGATGCGTTCGCCTTGGTGAATGAAGGCCGGCATGTCTTCCGGCACAAAGTTGGTGCCGACCGCGAACGGATGCAGCTTCTTGTACTCGTCGGTCCCTTGCGCGACCTTGAGGAAGTCCGCCGTCTCGGCCGCATCCATCGTCGAGCCATACGCGTTCATCCAAAACGCGAGACCTTCCGCGTCCGGCGCACGGCCCAGCACGCTCTGATAGAGCTTGTTGAGGTTGGCTTCGGTCGAGCCAGCGATACCGTCGACGATCTGCGAGATCGGCGCACCGTTGGCAGCGGCGTTCTGCCACCACTCCAGCCCGGCCGCGTCTGGCGTGCGGCCAAGGTACTGTTGGTAGGCCTGGTTGATGCTGGCGGTCGCGCCAACGATCGGATTGGCTTTGCCATTCACAATCGCCGAGGTCAGGGCCTGCATTGCCTCAACCAGCGTCAGTCCATTGGTATCGATGCCCTTCAGGATGTCGATTTGCTGCTCGGCGTTGGACAACAGATCGTCGATCGACGTCAACTGGTCCTGCAGCGCATCGAGCGTTTTCTCCTCGACGGTCAGTTGGTCGTCCGTCATGTCGCCGAGCGCCGCGATGTCGTTCTGGGTCTGGTACAGGTCGCGCAGGTAGTCGTTGTACGTGCCGAATTTCGAAGTCGCGTCCTGCTGAACCGCCGAGAGCGCGTCTTTCAGGCTGTCTGCGTCCGGCAGCGGACCACCGGCGCGCGCGATCGCGAGCGCTGCGCGGATTTGCGCTTGGCCCGCAGCGCGCGCCATCAGCTTCTGGTCCGGAGACTGGATGCTGCTGAGCGTTCCGCTCAATGCCTGCGCCAGATTTTGCAGCTTCGTCACCGACGCGGTATGCGCGTTGATACTCGCCTGCACCGCTTCTTTCTCGCGCGCGGCCACCTTCTGGAGCGCTGAATACGCGCTGTCCACATCGCCCAGCAATACGCTCGCGGCGTCCTTCACACCCTGCAACGCTGCGGCGGCTTTTGCGGACTCGTCTGCCGCCTTGGCTGCGGCTTCGGCCACCGCGTCGACCTGCGGGTGCACTTGGGCGAACGCGTCGGCAAGGGCCATCAGGGACGAGAACTCACGTGCACCAGCTTCGGTGGTGAGATCCAGTGAATCGACGACATCCTTGAACTGGTCGCGCGTTTGAACCGACGACAGGCCGAGACTCGCCATCGCAGCGTCGAGCGCCTTCTGCACGGGTGCCAATCGCTGGGCGTCCGTCAGGTAGTTCTGCGCATAGATCTGCGCCTCGGACGTCAGCGTCGAGACGCCTCCGGCCAGTTCGATCAGCTGCTCTCGCGCCTTCGCTGATTCAATACCGACTGCACCAAACGCCTGCTCGGCCGTTTTCCCGATCAGCTGCGCGACCTGGTCGGTCGACTGGAAGTCGCCGGCCAGGCGCTGCAGTGTCGCGGACAGCGACTCACCCGACTTTTCGAATTCGGCCAGATTCGGCACGAGCTTGGTCGCGATCTCGTCGCTCAGACCGCTGAAGAAGTCCGTGATTGCCTGTGCGTCTTTCGCCTGATCGCCAGTCAGTACGATGTCGAACGACTTGCTGTATGAGGTGATCCAGTCAGCCTGAACGCCGAGCGACTTGGCGAAGCCGGCCGTAGCCATCTCGATAGAAGACAGGCCCTGGGTCAGCTGCTTGCTCAGCTCGGCACTGAGCGATTGCGTGTCCGTCCAGTTGCGGTCGCTCGTGAACCAGCCGCCGTCCTGGTGCTTGTTCTGGTATGCCTGGCCGCTGACGTTATCGGCCGTCAACGTGCCGCGTAGGCCCTGACTTGCGATTTCCGTCGCGCCGTGGCCGAAGCCCTTCTTCAGGATAGCGAACGCAGCCACGGCCGCGCCAACGTACGGCAGCGCCGCAGCGACGCTCGCACCGAGACTGGCGGCGCTGGCCTCCGCAGCCATGCCGGCGCTCGTAAACGTCTCTGCAGCGGTCGTGGCCATGCCAGCCGAATTGCCGGCGAACCCAGCGCCGAACGCCGAAAGAGAGCTGGAACCGACCAGGTTGCCGACACCAGCGATGGCCGTGCCGCCCGCACTGAACAAGCCGCCTGTCGTCGCGCTATACAGATTCGATGCCGAGGACGCAGCGCTGATCGCATTGCTAACGCCGCTGCCGTTGCCTGTCAGCGCCGAAGCAGCGACCGGTCCAGAGATCGCCCCTGCGAGGCTGGTAACGACTTGGACGACATACTTCTTCACGAAGGTCTGGTACAACGCATCGGCGAGCGAGGTCTTGAGCGTGTTGGCAATCGACTTCGCGAACGAAGACCACATGTCCTGTCCGCCGGTGAGCATGTCGCGGAAGCCTTCCCGAAAGTCGCTGTCCAGCCCGTCAATAACACCCTTCCACTTATCCAGGACGGGAGCCATCTGGCGGTTGGCATACCACTGATCGAACTGCTCGATCAACAGCTTCTGGGCCTGCGATCCCTGTTCCGTGCTCGCAATCAGCTCACGCCACTTGGCAGCATCGATATCGAGAACACGTTGCGCCCGGAATCCTTCGTCCGCGATGTAATCCGCCGAGAACTTACGGTTCTCCTGTAACAATTGCTGCGCACCCGCGATCGCGGCGCGCTCGTTCATCACTTCAGCCGTACTTTTCTTGCGGACCTCGACCTTGGCTTTCAGGTCGTCGATTTCCTGCTGGGTCAGCGCATGGCCATCTTTGACCTGATCGGCAATAAATTTCCGTGCGTCCGTCTCCAACTTGATTTGCGCGATCGCGACTTGCCGTGCCTGATCGGACATGCCGAACAGGCTTACTTCCTGCGATACCGCATCCATTTCGGCTGTGATCGCGCGGTCCCAGCCACCAGCGAGACTCTCAATAGCCTTAGCGCGCGCATAGTCCGCTTCCTTGGCCGCGTTGGCAGCGGAGCTGATAATGTTTTTTCGGCGCTGCTCAAGTACTTGCAGTTCGCCAAGCGCCTTTTCGCGCGCGGACTTATCTTCCTTACCACTGGCAAGTTCTGCCTGCTTTTTCACGATGGGGATTTCGAGGTCGATTTCCCTGACCTGCATGTCCCGCTTCTTCGCCAAGTAATCGTCTTGGCTGATCAAATTCAGTTTGTACTGAGTATCCAGGTCCGACGCCTGGCCAGCCATGATCTCCTTCTGTAGGTCGCGCTGATTTTCCAGCTGCGTCAACGTGACGTTGTTCAGCGATGCGTAGTTAGACTTGATTTTGTCGACGACTTTTTTTATCTCGTCATCCGACGCTCCAGCATCTTGGCCAAGCTGGGTAGCTCGTGCGATCTCCCTCTTCATGCGGTCGGCAGTGGACAAGTACTTACCGAGCTCGTCCGTCCAGGCCATACGGTCTTTTTCGAACTTCTGCACGGCCGCCGCCTGCTGACTATCCCAGGCGTCCTTATCAATCTGGAACTGCAAAGCCTCGCGCTCTTTGAGGAGAGCATCCTTATTCGCGCTGTTTCCGGCCCGGCGCATCTCGGCCCAATCGGAATTTTCTCCGCCGCCGAAAGCCGGAGCCTTATCGGCATCCGCCAAGGCAGCATTCACCTCAGTCAAGCGCTGTTGCGGCGTTTTCTTGCGCCCGACGCCAAGGAATTCGTCCCATGCCTTGATCGCAGTGTCTTTGGCGCTACGCCACGACTTTTCGATCAGCCCAAGGTTATCCTGCATCTCCGAGGCGCGATCAGCAAAGGCGGTTGCGTACGCCTTCTGGGCCATCTCGGCTGCTTCGTCGCTTTTGCCTTGCTCCTCCAAGGCTTTGATCTGGGCGTACGTCGAGGCCGTCAAGTAGTGATACGCGTCGTTGAGCTTGAGACTCGCCTGAACCGGCGACTTACCCAGTTCAGCAAAATCCTTTACCGTTTCGTCAACGCTACGCCCAAGGTTTCGCTGCACGTCAATCGCAACGCGCCCGAATTGCTTCAAGTTCTCCGTGCCCACTTGCCCCGTACCGGTAAGTGCTGCCAGTGCCTGGGCGGCGTCAGCCTGCGTACCTACCGAGTTACTGATGGCGCGGGCCATGTCGGCCAGCTGCACGGAGCTCGTGCCGGCCACGTTGCCCGACATGACGATCGCCCGATTGTAGGCGTCTGCTTCTTTCGATCCTTGGTTGTACGCGACGGCCAGAGCAGCCACCGTCGCAGCCGCTACCGTATATGGGTTGACCAAGCCCAGCACCGACGTCGCGGTTGCGCGCAGTGCAGCCCCGACGTTGTTGTTGAACATCCCGGTCAGCTGACTGCCCTGTTGCATCAGGACGGTCAACGGCGACTGGCCACCTTGGAGTGAGACGGCGATGTCCTGCAGTTGCGCCGGCACCATGCGCATGGCGCTCTGTACCGCACCAACGGACATGCCGGTACGAGTCGCCAAGGCAGTGACAGCCTGGGAAACGTTGTTGATTTGGCTTACCGAAGCACCGCTACGCGCCCCCAGACTGGACAATGACTGACCAACGCCGTCGATCTGACGCTGCGTTTCCGCCGCGCCGTCGACGCTCATGCTGATTACTGCGCCTGGACTTGTCGAATATGCCATTGTCGTGTTCTATCGTTCTTCAGCCCACTCTTCCAATGCTGCGCGTTCCATGGTCTGGACCGCGGCGAAGTACCAGGTGCGCTCATTCTTCGGGATCGGCATGTGCCTGAGACAGGTCTCCACGCCCGGGTAGTTCAGTCCGATGCGCACGCCAGTGTCGGTAAGCCACTGCGTCTGCACCGATAGCCAGAGGTTGAAGGCCATGACGTTTTCCGGCCAGATGTAGCAATCCTCTTCAAGTTCGACTTCTTCCTCCAGCGTCAACCCGAAGGCAGCGAATGCGTCTTCCAGCTGCCGCTTGGGCTCTACATCGGAATCGGAAGGAATGCGAAGGTCGCCGCGCGCCCAGAGGCGCACGGCTCTCGTCAGTTTTTTACTCGCGCTTGCGCTTCCTTCAGGTACGCCTGCACATAGATATCGAACAAGCCCGGGATGCCGAACATCGCTTCGAGCGCTTCGGTGCAGAACGTAGCCGGCGCGCCGCTCTCGTCCAGCACAAGCATCTGATCGCGCCATCCGGTCGTAATGTCGAGCATCACTTCCTTCAGTTTGTCCGCGGTCGGCGCGCCGTCAGTGTCTGCGAATCGAGCGCGCCACTCGCTTTGGTCCAGGCGTTTAGCCTGCAGCTTGAGGTTGAATTTCGTTTCGGTCTCGCCGTCCGCCAGCGAAAAGACCATCGGCACGAGGAGGTAGGCCGCGATCGCGAGTTTGTACTGGTTGCTCATTTTTTTGCTTATCTCGGGTAGTTGAGGGAGCCGTGATTACTGCGTGACGATCCGCCATTCGTCGTTGCCGCTTACCGGCATGAAGCGCAGGTCGTAGCCGATCAGACGGCGACCGTTCTTGTCGACCTTCTTCGGCGACAGCAGCTGGACCGCCGGCGCGAACAGGATGATCTTGTTGCCTGCGGTCGTACCGATGGTCATGCCCAGACCTTGGGTCGTATTTGCCTTGACGGTGGCCGTCATCGCGACTTCCTGCGCAGCGGACAGGTCCAATTCCGTCGAACCGGTCGACTCGCGATCCGTGATATCCACGGTTTCGGCGCTCAGCATCGGGGTGAAGTTGACGGAGTTGCCAAAGTCGATGTCGATGCCCGTGCTCGAATACGAGGTACCGCCGGTCAGTGCGCCGGCGGCGTAGGACGCGCCGAGCGTGATGTCGACCACGTTCGCCTTGGTCATCGCCACCGGCTTTTTCCACGAGGTGAAGACGCCGGTATCGCTCGCTGCACTGACGCCCGCGTCGAGGCCGGTGAAATCGAACTGGAGGGTCGGACGGTCGCCCACCCTTGCCGACAGCTTGCAGCTGCCCATCGTGCCCACCAGTTTGTGCAGCACGCCATCGTCGTAGTAGTACATGGTCAGCGTCTTGAGATTCGCGGATACCGGCGTGTACTCGACCCGGGCCGGCGTGGTGAGCAGCCCTTCGGCCGCCGCGCATGCCTGCAGCAATATGCCCCAGGACGGCGCGGTGGCGGCGGCCCCCGAGCCGGCCAGTTCGACGGTGAGGCTGACCTTGACACTGGCTGGGCCGACCAGCTGCTCGCTGGCACCGAAGTAGCCGCGGACCACGTTCCGGTCGATGTTCTGCGCATCGAGCGGGGTGATGCTCATGTCGGAGACCAGAATCGCGTTAGCCGCGCCGGTCGGTGCGGCGTCGGTGCCGGCCGTGGTTTCCACCTTGGCGACGATCAGCGTGTTCTTGATATAACGTGCCATGGTTGTTACTCCTGTTCGATGTTCTTGTTCGCGACGTCTTCGCCAGCATCAGCCGGCGGCTCGGGAACCGGATCGTTCGAGATCCACTCCCACGACTCTTCGTCGAAGGTCCAGGAACCGCCGCCGGGCGGCGTCGGAATTTCGCGGGCCGACGTGCTCGCGACCGGGGTATTGGCTTGCTGGAATGTGTCCATATCAGTTCAGGGTTCCGTTGTCAGTTCGGTGTTGGGCGATGTACGTGAGGCGGACCCACCCGGTTTTCTTTGCGTCCGTCGCGTTCTCGGCCTCGACGCCTGCGACGTTCAGGTCAGCGATCAGGCCGCCGAGCGTCGTGTCCTGAGCGAGACGTTCGAACACGGCGGACAGGAGCGGATCGACGGCGACGTCGCCTGTATCGGTCCGGCTGCGCGCATAGCAGTCGACGGAGATCTTCGTGGTCCAGTCAATCGGAGCGCCGCGGATAGCGGCGAAGCCGGCGAGTCCTTGCTCCCACTGGACGTTGACAGCCTGGTCGACTTCTTCAGGAACGCTGTCCGGACGCGCGCGGTAGACCTTCGGACAGACGGCAGGAGCGGCCTGCAGGGCCGCCACAATGGCGCCGACGATCTGCGAGAACTGCGTGCTCATGCGAGCTCCAGGGTGATGGTTGTCAGTCCGGTGCGGTCCGGCCGCGCGTAGCGGATCAGGTACGAGATCCCGTCGACCTGCACAGGTTGATCCACAGGATTTGCCGGTACTGCATTGGTTGCCACCGTGACGGTCGGGCTCGTATCATCTGCTCCAGCACCGAGGCTTGCGATCGTCGTCGGATCGTTGAAGATGCCCGGCACGTCGACATCGCTGCCGGCGAAGCGGACCAGCGCGTCCGCCAGCGTGTTGAGCACGCTGGCGTTCGTCATGGCCTTGAGGAGCGCGAACGTCATGGATGGGGATTAGCGGATGCAGCCGTCGAGGTACACGCGGGCCGTGGTATCGCTGCCGCCCTTGGCCGCGGTGAGCACGCCGACCAGCGTGTTGCTCGTCGCCGTCGTGGTCAAGCGCTTGTTGGCGTTGTCCCAGTACATCTTGGCGCCGACCGTGCCCGTATCGGACGTCAGCGCCGTGATGTCGAAGACGCCTTCCGTCATGATGTCGACGTTCGCACCGTTGGCGGCATCACAGGTAGCCACGCCGAACAGAGAGCCGACAAGGACGCCTTGGCCGCTGAAAACAGCGTACGGAGCGGCAACGGTGATCAGGTCACCCGACTGCACATAATTCTTCATTTGTATTCCTTGGTGGAGGGTTGTCGATCAAGCGGCGCGATTACGCGCCGGCCGCCTTGTACAGGCCGCGGTAGTCGATCGCTTTGGTAGCGAAGTCGAGGCGGCACTTGTACGACAGGCCGTCGACTTCGAAGCCGACGTCGGTTTCGATGACCGGACCCTCCGCGCCGTCCAGGAAGCAGTACTCGACGGTATCGACCTGGCCGTTGTTGCTGGCGAGGTACCAGGCGGTTCCGCTGTTGGCGTCGAGGACCGGTTCCACGATCGGCTCCAGCGAAGTACGGCCGCCGGTGCGGAATTCGTTCACGTCGGCCTGCTTTGCCGGCGTGTAGTTCGAGCTGGTCAGCTGGTACGCGGTCTGTTCCAGCGCGGCCGGCACGATCAGGTACGACGGGGCCAGGTTCAGTTCTTCGCCCTGCATGCCCTTCTGGACGCGCATCGCGGCACGCGCGGTCGTCAGCGCCGAGAACTGCAGCGCAGAGCCAGCGCCCGAGCCCAGGTTCTTGTGCGTGTTCGCTTCGAACAGTGCGACGCCATCCGCGAGAGCCGCGTTTGCGGTCAGCTGGCTGTACACCATACGGTTTTCCAGGCGCGCAGCGCTGCCGCCGAACGCGCCGACCAGGCGGTCGAAGCCACGCAGGTCATCGTTGATGATGGACTGGCGCGACAGCGAGACAATGCGGCCGAACGTCAGAACCTTGTAATTCTCGGCGCCGTCGGACATGGAGCCATACTTGAATTCACCGTGCTCGTTGGTCTGCAGCAGATCCGGTGCGCCCGACAGCTGCACGACGTTGATGTTCTTGAAGTCCGGCGCGTTCGGAGCGCGGCGGGCCCACATCTGGTATGTGCCCGGATTTTCTTCGTACGCGTTGCGCAGACGCTTGTTCGCGACGTTGGCGAACAGGCTGGCGAAGTCGCTGGTCGTCATCATGCCGCCGGAGCGGAACGTCAGCATGCGCGTTGCCAGCGCCATGCGATCCATGCCACGCGTATTCACGCCGCACGATTCGAGCAGATCGCGGCCGACCTCGATCAGCGACATGCCGCGATACTGACGGCCGTTGTCGGTCAGTTCGGCGCGCGAGTTCACGCGGTGCATGATCGCTTCTGCGATGCCGCTCAGGCGAGTCTGATGCTCGTCCGTGACGGTCTCGATGCGCACGTTGCGATTGCCGCCGCTGTTGGCGTCCAGGCGCGCGCGTTCTTCGAGGATTGCCGTGCGCACCTGGTCCATCGTGCTGTTGGCGCGGATCAGGTTAGCGGCCAGATTGCTGACGTTGTGACGGGCGCACAGTTCGGTGATGTCAGCGGCGCGAGTCGCAGTTTCCTGCGCGGCCAGGGTAGCTGCGTCGTTGGCCGCCGGGGCCGGTGCTACCGGAGCCGGATTGGTGCGGGTAGCGTCATTGGGCGCGGCGGTCGATGCGCCCGTCGTGATTGCAGTGGTCATAGGTTCTTCCGATGAAGGTTGAGGCAATTGGGCGGGCGCCCGGGTGATGAATTCGCACGGATGGCCGTTCTGCGGCGCGCTGCGCGTGCTCGCGTCGGCATCAGCAGGGACGGTCACGAAACTGATTTCGTTCGGCTGCCATGCGACAGCGCGGTATAGCGGCACATTGACGCCGTCGGTGCGATCCATCGCGCGCGTGATCTCGTACTTGGTGACGCGGTAGCCGAAGCTGATCGACCGGATGACGCCGGCCTTGATGTCGTTGACGATGCCGGCCATCTCAGGACGAGTCGACAGGCGCAGCGTGGCACGCCCTTCGCCGCTCTCAATGCTGCCGCGAGTGGCGACGCCGAGGATCGAATTGACGCCACCGTAGACCTGGTGGTTATCCAGCACCTGGACAGTGCCAGCGTCGAAGCGACTCATATCGCAAGCTTCGGACGTGACGACCAATTCCTCGTCGTACGGGGTGTCGTTCCACCAGTCGTAACGGCGCACGCTCGCGCCAGTGGTCCAGACCACGTCGATGCTGTTATCGGCTTCGTTGAAGGTCGTCGGCACCAACGTGGCAGCCCGGTTCATCACCGGCATGCTCGGGGTACCGCGATTGACGTTGGGCGCGCGAGGCGCAGAAGATGGCGTTGTCATGCTCATCATTCTGCTGATTGCTTTGTCTCAATTCTCGGAAAACTGAGACAATTTTCGATGCTGCTATTTTTTGCGGTCGACGACGTAGTACCGGCCCTCATCGAATGCCAGCGTCGGCTTCGAACTGACCTCAGACGGCGTGCTTTGGGATGGCGATTGCGTTGGTTCGACAGTCGAGGGCGGGGATGCACCTTCGGCCTTTGCTCTGGCTGCCTGTGCATGCACGGACGGAAGATCGGCGACGTTGATCATCAGGGATCCACCTCGTTGAACCAGGTCGTTTTATCGAAACGTTCGCCGTTATCGCAGGTGACACGAGCGACCCATTTCCAGCCTTCAGGTGGTTCTGAGTCGGTACCACCAAGGAACGCGACCACATACGTACGCTGCACGCCGTCGACCAACACCAACTGAATTTCCGGCAGCTCCAACTGGACGACGCCTACAAGCAGCAACTCGACGGACTCCGCTGTCGTCGCCCGATCGGCAAGCTCCTGGGTGACGTCAGCGACGTAATGGCTTTTTTCGTCAGGATCCCTGTCAACGGTCCACTTGTCGCCGATCTTGATCGGCACCTTTGTGCTCATTCAAACCTCACTGTTTTGGCTCCACTGCTTTCGAAAACGACAACTCGACTGCCGCTGCCTTCAAATGGAACAATACGGCTGCCGGTGCCTCCAAAAGGAACGATTCGGCTACCACTGCCCTCGAACACGACAATGCGTGCCAAGGGAATTTTCGATACGTCGATGCGGCCCGTACTGCCGCTGTACCGCAGATCGACCGCGGAACCTGCCACCATGAAGCCCGCGCTATCGGCCTGGAGGCGTCGAGCAATCCGTAACTTAGCGTCCGCGCCGGTCAGCGCGAGCGCCTCTGTCGCGGCCTGCAAGCGACGGTTGAACAGCAGTCGTGCGGCGCTTCCACTCAAGCCGAACGTGCCGGCCACGGCGCCCAAGACATATGTCGGGCCGCTCGGTCCCTGCGCCGGGGTGTACACCATCTGGACTGCGCTCGACGACAATCCGAATTCGCCGGACTGCGCCGCAAGTCGGCGCGTCGCGATCATTGGCGCGGCGGTCACCGCCCAGCCGAACGTACCGGCGTTCGCCGCCAGCTTGCGGGCCGCGATGATAGAAGCGGGAGAGCCAGCTATCGCGAACGATGCGGTATTGGCCGGCAAACGTCGCGATGCAATGAGTCCGGCCGGCATCCAGGCTGACGTCAGCGCGCCGGCGGCCGCGACCAGGCGGCGCGATGCAGACAGCACCGCCTCCGAGGCCGACGCCACGAACGAAGCCGTAGCCGCCCGGAGCACGTATGCGGCGAATGCCGCAGGCGACATCCACATACGTCGACGCCGGGCCGCGAACAGCTGCCACGGGTTGTCCGCCAGCGACTGCATTTCGGCGTCCGTCAAGGTGCGCATCCAGATCACAACCAGCATCAGTGCGCCGGTGCTCCAAGTTTGCGTGCCGGTAGTTCGCGCCCCGATGCCGATAGGCATGTCAACGCCTGGAGTGATGAGATTGGATACCGCGGCCCCGACAGTCAGTACACCGTTCTGGAAAGCCGCCGTACGCGTGGGGCTTGCCGTCGCACCAATCGTGAAGCCTCGGGACATCTCCGCAACGGTCATCGCAACCGGGGACGTGGCTCGGCCCGTATTACCGGCACTGGTGTTGAACGGGATGAAGTCGACCTTGCCTGCGTCTACGCGGAACTGAAAATAGCGCGGTGAGCTATTGTCCATGTCGATGGCGCTCTGCGTCGTCGCGAGCGACGTACAGGTGCCAAACGCGAACAGGCTGTAGTTCGGGGAGTTGACGGCGCCCTTGGACGGTAGCCAATACATCCTTGCGCTACCGGTAGGGCGCCCTCCGGTGCCTTGCGGCGTATTGGCCTGCGCACCTGCTACGTACGGCACATTTCCCAGAACGGTCGGAAAGCCGTTGGCATCCTGTGCGATGGCAAGCCCGTATGCCTGATCCGCGTGGGTGAGGCACACGGTCATGTCCTTGGTGATCGGGTTGTTCCAATCAATGTTCAACGCCTCCCCGGGCAGAGGCTGCGTTGTACGGACACGGCGGGTAACGAGTGCACCCATCAGGTGTACTGCGCCGCCGCGCCCATGGCTTTGAGCACCGCGCCGGTCGACATCGTCTGGCCCGAGCGATTCAGGATGTACACGTTGTACAGCGTTGGGAACAGGTCGACGGGCAGCGACGAGAATAGTGCATTCGTGATTGCCGTCGGCGCCTTGGCCGCGACAAACGAGCCGGCGCGCATCGTGTACGGGATGTACGAAGCGCCGGCCGTGAGGTCCACGTCGGGCGAGCTCGCGCCGTCGATGACCGGCACAAGGTACAGGTCGGCGATGGTAGTGCCTGCAGCAATGCCGGTGATCGTTGCCCACTGCGCGGTGAGCGAGAACAGCGCGATGAACAAGTCAGCCAGGGCGCCCCCGGCACGCGCGTCGAGTTGGCCGACGAGCACAGCCGAGCCCGTAGCCAGCGCCGCCCCGGTCGTGCCGATCGTCGCCAACGAAGCTGCTTCTTTCGAGAGGATGTTCCCGGCCATTATTCGTTACTCCATGCGTTTACGATGTCACGCGCGGTCGGCGCGGGGATGCCGAGCACGTCCGCCCGGGATGCGGATTGAACGGCCAACACCTTTAGCTGGCTGGCCTGCTCGGCGGTGAGCTCGCCGCCCTGCGACAGTTCACCAATCATGGTCTGCGTGCGCGGGTGGCCGACATCCAGGCCGCTGTCCTGCGACAGAAACGTCAAGGCCCACTTCACTGCGCTGACATTCGCGGACGCCGCGGTGAGGCCGTCGAGGATTGCGGCGCCGTCGTCGCACTCGGCAAGCACGGTGCGAGCGGTGATGAACCGCGATTTGACCATCGTGTAGTTCTGCGCAATGAGCAGGTCCAGGACGCGCTGCGGGTCGCCCGGCAGATGCGCCGCGTAGCCACGATCCTCTGGATCCTGCATCAGCTCGGCGCGCAAGGTTGCTTGCTGTTCTGGCGTCATGATCAGGAAAAGGTGAAAGCGCCGGCGGCCTGGTCGAGATCGATCAGGATGCTTTCGCCATCGAGCAGCGTGATCGAGGATCCGTAATCGTAGAAGCCGATCAGGTCGCCGTTCGTCGCCGTGGCGTTCGCCAGAACAGCGTATCGGAACGGACCGACTGGCCCGCCCGATGCCGTCAGCGTCAGGTCAGCCAGAACCTGCTTGTAGACGCCGCCGGTTTGCGCGGCTTCCGTCGTGGTCACGTTGCGCGACGAGCAGTTCGTGTAGCTGATCTGCGTGATGTCGGCCGTGACAGCAGAGCCGGCCGCCGTCGGCGCCGTGTTCGTCAGCAGGATAATCAGCTGGTCGGTTGCCAGGTTGTGCTTTTTCTTCGCGAGCGCCTCGACGAACGCGTAGAGTTTCGTAAATGCGGACATGAACGGTCTCTCAATAATTAGTGAGCCGCACTACTTTCATTTCGGCTCTGGTTACGGGGCAAGCCCATTGGGTAAGCGACATCATTTTTCTGGAGGCGACGCGTCTCCGGAACCAGGTGCCGTTGGCATATTCCCGCGCTGCATAAAGAGCAGGGTTTCCAGGATGCCGAGTTCCTTGAATTTTTTGAGGTCGCTTGCCAGCTCGTTGTAGACAGTGTCGGGGTCGTAGCCACGTTGACGAAGCTTTTCGCTCGGCGTCGACAGTCCAGCTGCGATCTCGGCGGTATCGGCCTTGACCTCCTGCTCAGGATTAACGTAGTCCCATTTCGGCATGCTGAAATCGACGGCTTTGTCGGGGGTACGGATCTTTCCGGCCAGGTAGGCAGCATCGATAAACGCTTCGTAGATCGGGCGCAGCAGCATCGGCACCAGCACCAACCACTGAACCTGCTGCACGGAGCGCCGGTAAGCCAGCAGGCGAACGCGCGCGCTTGAGAAATTCACTTCCGACATGTCCCCGGTGATCGCCTCGTACGGGACGCCAATTGCGGCTGAGATGATGTGCAGCTGGAGCTTAATGTAGTCGACGTAACCAGGTGCGGCCTTCGGCTCGACCACAGTGAAATTCAGTCCCGCTGCCATGCCGATGATATTGCCGCCACCGAGTTCCCCCAGGTCTTGAACACCACCGCCAGCACCTGTTGGATTACCCGATGCTGCCGGGTGCTCCAAGCCACTTGTATCGCCGCTGGCCAGTACAGACAGTCGTGCTTCGAGATTCTTGCGCCCGATCTCCGCATCCTCATACGTTTGCGTATCGCGCGTACGTGCGATGACCGGCGCAAAGCGCGTGAATCCGCGACCTTGGCCCGGGCGCTTTGGATTAAACAGATGGATGATGCTCTGGGCCTGCACGCGCGAGCTCTGAATCTTGCGGCCGCGTACAAGTACCACATCGCCAGGATGCTGGTCCCACAGCCAGTAGGCTGCGACCTTGCCCAGCTGATCGTATTCGATACCCTGGATGATCGTGTTGCCGTTATAGCTCCCCGTGCGGGTATCGTCCAACCAGTCGATCTCCAGCACCTGAAGTTGAAGCGGAACCGGCAAATTATCACTGGGACGCCGCGGGCGAAGACGTACCAATACCTCGCCATCCTGCTCCATCGCGGCGTACGCAACTTTAATCAAGCCGTGGTAGTCCATGCGGCCATCTGCATTGGCTACCTTGGCCCACTCCTCGAACAGCGCATTGGTCTTCTCTGCTTCAGCACCGGTCGCCCGTACCATGATGCCGGTGCCGATGGTATCCGGGACCAGTGCCTCATCGAGTGCGGCAGCGATATACGGAACGTTTTGCACGAGTGCGCGCGCCTTCGCCCGCAGAATTTTTCCGTCGGCCTGATGATCCGCATTTGCACTGGCTCCAGCGCGACGTGGACGCCAACCGTCGCGCGGGCTCGCAGCCTCGTAGGCGCGCTTCAGGTTCTGACGTGCGCGATGGCGGGCAAGGCCGGCTTGCGGGTTGAACCAGCTGACCAAGCGGTCGATGGGATTAGCCATCAGAAGCCTCGCGTGGTGGTGAAGCGATAGCCGAATACTTGCGGTCCGCGGTTCGTTGTGCCTTGGTTCAGTATGCGGGCCACGTGGTTGCGCGCATCGATCAGCGATGCGGTAGTCTGAAAACGCTGCCGGCGGCCATCGAATTCCACTTCGAGGGTGCCGGAAGCGATCGCCTTATCTAGGGCGTCGAGGTCTGTTTGGGTGAGGGCCATGCCTCCAAGGGTATCGATCCGACCGTCTCAATTCTCGGAAAACTGAGACTATTTTTTACTCCCTTCCTGCTTGATGATCCGGTACACCGTCGCCCGTCCGATCCCAAGCCGGCGCGCAATCTCGGTTGCGTTGCGGCCGTTGAACAGCTTCAGCACATCCCGCGTCAATTTATCGCGAGCGGCATGCGACCTGCGTGGGATGTAGATCTCGACGCCGCTGAACTCGCGACGAACCTCGTCCTTGAGCTGCGCAGTGCGCGACGCCATCTGGGGAAACTCCTCTTCGATGAACGCGAAAATCGCGTCGACCAGGTCAGCGTTATCGAGGACGTCCTGGCTCACCATGCCCTCCCGGTTGGGCGGCGCGTCGGCGATGGCTGGGATTGCGGTTTCGATGTCGTCCATTTTTCGGTCCGGGCGATGGTTTCTACGGTCGATGCTTGCTGCTGCTCGGCAGCGGATGTTTCGGTGTCCGCTGCGACTGCCGGCGGATCAAGGAACAGGTCTCGTGTATCCGGGTCGACGTACTCGCGCACCTGCTGCCACTGCGCGGCGGTTTTCTTGTGCAGGCCGAGGTAGTAGGCGCATGCCAGGGAATACACCATCAAGTCGCCCGCTTCGTTGCGGTCGTTCTTCTTCTTTTCCCATACGCGCACTTTGTGACCGCGGCGCCAAACGGTGATGCAGTACTCGGCAGTCAGCTGCTCGTAATACTCTTTCGGCAGGTCCTGCGAGAAGTGTATTGCTCCCGGGCCGGCAGCAAACTTCCATCGCGCGGACAGGTAGTCCTTCGCCGTGTCAGTACCGATCATCCACAACTGCACGCCCTGTGGGATCACTTGGCCGTTCCAGTTGACGTCTTGGAGCGACGGCTTAGCGCCGATGATGGGCTTGTTGGCAACCGAGTGGCCCTTGATCGCGTAGATGTGACGATGCTGCCGGGTGCGGCAGAAGTTGTAGACGTCCTGCGTGTTCGCACCGCCCGAGTCGATGAACGCAGCGGCGATCGGCAGCATCCGGCCGCCGGCGTGGCGATAGGTTCCCTTCAGCAGCTGGTCGAGCTTGTCCTGCGTGGCCTGCTCGGACGGCGAGCCGGACACGATCTGGTAGTCGACGAGCCAGCCTTCCATGCCCTCGCCCCATGCGACGACCTTCATCTCGAAGCGGTCCGGCTGCGTATCGACTGTCGCCACCAGGATCAGTCCACCCTTGGGCACCGTTCCAAGCTTGTAAGGCTCGGCGCGATCCTGGAGTTCCTTCGCCTTAGTCTGCTCTTTTTTCCGTTCCCAGCTGCGTGCCAGGCGCGTGTTGTAGAACGTGATCATCAGCTCATCGCTGCCCTCGTCCAGCTTGAGCTTCGCCGCGCGGTATTCCTTGAGCAGGCCCAGCCAAGAGAACCAGCCATACGGCAAGAACATGCCGCTGATCGTGAAGCTCTCGGTCTCGCCGTCACCGGCAACGCCCTCCGTCCAGGCACCACGCTCAAACATGCGCGTCTTGTCGGTCTCGTACATGAAGGCGCCACATTCGACGCACGGATACATCGCGCGGCCATCGTCACCTTGCTGCAGCCGTTCGAACACCAGCGTCTGTGCATGTCCGCAGTGCACGCAATCTGCCAGGGCTTCGCGCTGCGTCCCCTTCAGGTACAGCGCTTCGATCGTCGATGCTTCCTTGATCGTTGGCGAGCTGGGGTAGTAGGACTTTTTGTTTCGCTCGTACGTCGTCTGGCGCGCCTCCGCCAGCGCCGTCGTGTCGCCCTCGCCGTCGACGTTGGCGTCGGCCCGGTCGACCTCGTCGTACACCAGGTAGCGACACGAAAGCTCGGACAGGTTGGCCGCAGCACCGGACGTCACGATGGTCAACGCACCGCCAACGTATTCCTTCGTGTCCATCGTGTTGACGGAGTCGCGAGCGCGCGGCTGGGCGACACGCTCGCGCAGCACCGGCACAGCGTCGATCGTCTTGTCGATACGCTTGCTGGCACGCTTGGCCAGCTTCCCGGTTGGGAGAATCCACAGGAAGTTCGACGGGGCCTGGTGCACGCACGCGCCGAAGAAGTTCAGCGCGACTTGTGTCTTGAGCATCTGGGACGCACCCATCACCACCACGCGCTTAGACGCGTGGGATGGCGACAGCGCGCGCATCACGGCCCGGGCATGCGGCGTACGGCTGGAGCGGTACTTGCCGTACTCGCTCGCGCCGCCGCTTTTCGGAATGACCATGTATTCGTCGGCCCACTGGTCGACGGGCAGGTTCGGATCGGGCTCGAGGCCGCGGCCGACTGCGGCACGCACAACCGGTGCGGCGAGCGCGAGCATCATTGCACCGCCTCATCGACGTCGACGTTGAGGTCTGCGCGCAGCGACTGCGACATGCTGCCGAGGAGCGCGGTGATCTCGCGGTCAATCACCTCCTCGCATGCTTCGGTCGTGGTCAGCGACGCTACCTCGGCGGCTATGCGGCGCGCGCTGTTGTTCAGGCCGTCGCGCAGGGACCGGGCGATTTCGAATGCTGCCGCTTCGACGTCGTCTTTCAACAGAAACTTGCCAGCCTGCTCCGCCAGCTTCAGCTCAGCCATCGCAGCCTCTGCCGCTTCCCTTCGCGCGCGGCTGCTGTCGTATCCCGGCACCTTCATTGCTGGTTCCGTACCTCCCGCCCCTCCCGCACCCGCCAGCCCCGCAGGCGGCAACCCCGGAGCCGAGGAGGCAGGCCGGCTGCCGTTCGCGCGCTTGCGGGTGTTCTTCTCGTACAGGTGCGTCGCGTATTCGGCGTCGACCTTCCCGTCCGTCACCGGAATCTCGCAGCGGCTGACCGCGTCATACGCGGACTGGCGGGAGATTCCCACCAGCTTGGCCCACTCGGCAATGGTTGTCAGGTTCGGCATGTGTTTCGGTACGTTGTCAGGTAAGTTGTCAGGAAATGGTTTGGGCACCGGCTAGTGCGATGACGGGGCCTGAATTACCCTTGCCAACCACTTCCCTGGAAGAACCTAACCCCGGGGAGGGGTGGCCGGGGTCAGGTCAGGCTGATGCGGCCCCCGTCGCGGCACCGCCCAGCGCGTGCTCGAACATCGCCTTGGCCTGCCCGGCGTGGAACAGGTTGGTGCCGGTCGGCCACGACTTGTTCGGGTTCAGCGCATCCGGCTTGCGACCGTCGAAAGTGATGCCGCAATCAGGGTAGAAATCTTCGGGCAGCTTCCACGCGAGGAAGCGGCTGACCATGGCATCGACGTCGATGGCGATGCGAGCGCGTTGCGCTTCTTCAATCAGGACGTTCGGTGCACGGTCCAGCGCCGAGCGCACGAAGCAATCCTTCGCCTCCAGCAGCTTGCGCATGCCGGCTGATTTCTCGGGGCCGTCCGGCAGCAGCTGCTCGAACAGGTTGGCCAGTTCGCCGATGGGCTTGCTGACCACCTGCAGGTGCGCTGGCAGGTGGGCGAAGGCGAAGTACTTGATGACGATGGACTGCATTTCTTTTCCTTTGTTAGTAGCCGGCAACCGGCCGGCTCGGTTTGAAATCGTGGATCAGCGCAGGCGCGCGCTCTGCACCGCCTTGGCCCACTCGGCATCGAAGTGACGCGGGAACTGCGCGTCCGCCACGGCCTGGCCGACTTCGAAGAAGCGCAGGCGCGGACGGTACTGCACGGCCTGGACGAAGATGAACACGGGCTTGATCGCGCTGCCGAGGGCGAACTTGCGCTTCAGGTAGATGCCCGGCTTCAGGCCGCGCCGGACCTGCGGCAGAGCGAAGTACGTCACACCCTGGCGGGCGACTGTGCGGTTCGAACGTGCGCTGCCCGTGGCGCGTGACTCGTAGCCTGCGCCGCTCTGCACGCGCAGCTGGGACAGGATCTGGGTGATCTGGCTGCGCTTGACGTTGCCATTGCCATCCAGCTGCGCGCCCGCGGCCGGTACCGCGAACCAGCCCGATGGCATTAACCCGTTACGCTGCAGGATTCGCTCCATGCCTTTCAGTCCACGCGAGCCGCCGTAGATCTGCGGCAGCAGGAAGCGGTCGGCCGGCGTGCCCTTCCCGAACGGATTGTCCTTGACCCAGACACGCGCCTCCAGGTTCTGCCTCGTGGCCGGCTTCAGGAACGTACCGTTGAGGGCGTACGTCGTCGGACGATCGAACACGCTTTGCATCTCGGCCTTGATCGCGGCCTGGACGTCCTTGGCAGTGCGCGTCAACGAGACGGCAGCGACGAACGGTGCTTGCCGGCCCAGTGCGCTCAGCCGTTGTGCCACGTCGGGGAAGTTCGTCTGGATGTTGATGCGCATGTTCAGGCCCCTTTACGCGGCATAACGGTGTTGACACGAAACCCTGTTACGCTGAAACCCGCATGGATACTGGCTTTGAACATGGTTAACAGGGTTAACGTTGTTTCCACCGTGCGCACGAGAATATTTTTAGAGATTCGGCGGTCTTGATTCGGATTGCTGATTTTGTTCACGTGCGCGCCCGGATACCCTGCTAACCCTGTTAACCCCGTAGAACCCGCATGGATGCTGGCTTTCCGGCTATCGCACCTCTCGGCAACCATGTTCAGCCCTGTTAAGTGATGGACGTACATGGCCTACTCCTTGATCTCGGCGAGATTTCGGAAGCGCTCGCACTGCTTGCTGAGCGTCTCTTCGGCCTTGCTGTCGTCGGTCCAAGGCACGTGGAACACGGTCAACAGCTTCTTGGTCGATGACGCGCCCAAGGCGACCCACTGGCGATCCTTTCGGACGCGCTGCGCGATCAGCTCAGCGAACTTCGTCAGCGTCATCTGTCTGTAGCCGTACTTGTTGCAGTAGCGCGCGTACACCGTGTACAGGTCCGTCGAAAGGCACGAGCAATACGGTACGCTCAGCTCACCGGCCTTCCAGGCCAGGTAGAACAGATCCCAATCCGGGCGACCGAAGTTGATCATGCGTTCCTTCGATACCGTCATGATCGGCTTCGTGTGCGGGGTGAATCCGTCAAGCGGATATTCGAGCAGGAACGCATAGAACGCCTCGCTCAGGCCATTGCCCAAGGCGGCCTGGATGTCCTGCAAGAGCTGGGGGTCGAGGGGATTCCGCGCTTCGACGACCTCGAACCGTCGATCATCGGGTTCCAGTGGGACCGCCTGGAACTCGTTCGACAGCATGACCACGTTCATGTGGTTGGCCTCGGTGCGGTCATCCTTGAACTTCTGGGTGACCATCTGGTCCCGACCAGTGATCATGTGCTTGACCAAGCCGAAGTGGCTGTACTTGTCCTGCCGGGACAAGATCTCTTCGAACAGCACGAACAGCTTCTGCGATCGCCAATGCGTGTACTGAGCGTCCAGCTGGTGTTGGCCGCCGGTGGCACCATGCGCGCCATAGATCGGCTTGACGATTCCTTCGAAGAACAGACTTTTGCCGGTACCCTGTTTCTCACCGAAGAACAAGAGCGCCGTTTGCATTTTGGCGCCCGGGTTTTGGAGCGGGTACGCCAGCCAGCGCAGCGCCCAGTGAAAAATCTCGTCGCAGTTCGATTCGCTGCTGCACAGGCTGTACAGCAGCGAGAGGGCGAGGTTCGCCTTCGCTTCGTCCTTCTTGGGCGTGAGCGGGAACCCTTCGAACATGTTGATGTGGGTCTCCAGGTCGACCTTCTGCGTGGGGTCGAATACCAGCTTGTCCAGATCCACTTCGCGACGCATAGGATGCTCCAGCCAACGCGTCGCCAGATCGCTGCCGCGCGCCAAGGACATCGCGTCATATGCGATAACGGTGCGCTTCTCGGCATCCCACACGGTCTTGGTCCCGTACAGCAGTGTGTACCGGCTCAGCATGTTGACGATGTTGTCGACCCCCGCCTCCCCTGCTTTGACTGCAACGCCGCGGCGCAGCTGCGGCAGATTGCGCGGGCTGATCGCTCGCCGGTCCGCGTGCTCAAGCCAGGCCTTGGCAACGTCTTTGCCGACAGTGTCTTGGAAGCCGGCGCGCTTCATACGCAGCTTATTCAACGAATCCCATACATCAGTCGTGCCTTGGATCAGCGCGCAGTGTGCGAGTGCCCAATCGAGTGTGAAGACGCTCCGCGTTACCGGCGCTGCTTCGCTGTCCGTGGGGGCTGGGGAATTGGCCTCGTCGACCGGAGGCGCGTCATCGAAGTGATCCGGGATCTCGTCGCCATCGGCCGCCGCTGCTTCGTTCGCGAGGGCGCGGGAGATCGCTGCCTGTACCTGGTCCCCCACCACGTCGAGCGATTCGGCCAAGTACAGGTCGTTGAAGTCCGAATCTTTGCTGTCCGGCGCGCGGTCGGCGAACTGCGGCAGAACGATCGATGCGTTTCCTACAGCGCGGGCAGCGGCCCGTGCGCGCGAGACGCCGGCGTTCTCGAACTTACGGGTCTTGACGCTGCGGCCTGCACGGATATCTGCCTCGATATAGTCGGTGCCGGTCGCGTCGCGCCTCCAGCTCGCGCGCACAAGGACGATGTCACCAGTCTTCGCTTCAATCTGGTAATCCTTGCCGTCGATGACGGGATCCCATTCGACGTCGTAGTCCTTCAGCAGCGCCTCACGGACGCGCGCCACCAGGCGGCTGTCATCGTCGGCCAGGAAGAGTAGGTGCGCATGAGGGAAGTCACGGCGCAGCTGCTGGGCGACTGGCATCAAGTTACCGGCGTTGAAGGCAACCATGGCCGGTGTGTCGAAGCCGGTCGCCATGCGTACCGTTTCGCACGTGGCGTAGCCTTCGCCGATCTCGATCAAAGGCGTATCGGCGACGATGGTGCCGAGCAGGCAGCACGCGCCGATCATGTCAGCGTCCTTGCTGAAACGCTTGGCGCCGTCGACCTGAATCTTCTGCATCGCGGCTATCACTGCGCCGGCACGGCTGTACTTGCGCGCCGGGATCAACAGCTGCCCTTTGGCGTCGATCCTTGTGCCTTCGCCGCCAACGCGCTTGTGCTCCAGGTAACCGTGCTGTCCAACATCGGACGTGTCGCGCGCAGCCGACCAATCCATCCTTGCGCGGTTCGCGGCCAGTTCAGCATCGCGTTGCTTCTGCTCGGCCTCGGCCCGCTGGTATTCGGCCTGCTTGCGCTCAGCCTCGGCGCGCTCTTCCGATGTAACGCCCTCCCAGTCAACCGTGACCGGGACCGCGTTGTTGTCGTCGCCCTGCCAGATTCCGAACCCACCAGTAATGACGCGACGGCCGCTGCGAAGGTCAAGTTCACGCAGGATGTACCACGCCTTCTTTCCCGGACCAAAGCGTTTCTTTTTCCCGTCAAGCACCGGATGTCCATGCGGGAGGGCCGGGAGACCCGCGCCGCGCATCTGGTCGACGACCTGGTCAAGCGTTGCCATCTTGCGGACCTCCGGTCTGGCCGAGTGCAGCCAACTGCAACGTCAGGCGCGCGAGAATGAGCGCCTTCTCTTCGGCAGTCCGCTGAGTCGTAGGTTGCTCAGGCGGCAGCGCGGTTACGCGCACACCACCCTGTTCATGCTTAATGAGGTCAGCGGTCATCGTTATTGGACTGGCGGGTTGCCACTGCCGGGCGGCAGTAGACATGGAACGTCAGGGCCATCAGCTCCTGTAGAATCTTATGCATCTGCTGCGCGATGTCTTCGAGCGCGGCCCGTTCGCGGGAATCGATTTCGCCGTCCCTCCTGGCCTCATACGAAGTCTTCGACAGATTGCCGAGTGCGCTCACCAGTTCGTGGAACTTGGCTTCAAGGTCTTCTCCGTGGATGTCATCTGCGGTCGGCAAATCGATGTAGACGCCGCCACTGGCATGTGCCACGGCTTGGGCGAAATGCTTGGTGCCGGCGTACGCCTGAATCAGCAGCGCGGTATCGACGCGCATGCCTGAGCCCTTGACCTCGTACACGCGAGCTTCGAGGGCTGATTTCGTCATGCCCAGCGTCCCGGCAGTTCCATTCCAGCCGTGGACGCAGATCATTTCTTGGTAGGCGGACAGCAGGTCCATAGCTTTTCCTTCAAGGTCTTAGGTTTTGTGGCGATGACAATATGACTAGGATTACAACAACACGATTCCTCATGAAACTAATTTCCCATGCGCAATAAAATCAGTAAGCGGAAGCATCGCCGGAACAAAAGACCGTCAATAAAAATTGCTTTGGTGTTGCGCTATAGTCGTGGGAAGGCAATATGCGTCGTGCTGAACCTCAACCACTCTGGCGACGGTCCGGGCCCCTCTCGACGTACTCTGACTTGCGGTCTGGAGTCGCTCGTACGATTGCCCAGTCAACATCGGGCCGAAGGTCTTCGCAGCGCACTACTCCACTGGTCAAGCGCTCGATTGCCGGGCAGTGTTCTGCAGGAACGCGTCGACCCGGCAGCTTCCATTGGCCGACAGCACCTTTTGTCACGCCGAGCTTTTCGCCAAGTGCCTGCATTGAGCCGACAATTTCAGATGCTTGATCCAACGCTTCTTCTGCAGTCATTTTCTTGTGGGAATCGATTGATTTAGGCCGAGTATAGTTACTCTATACATCAGAGTCAAGCAATTCTATACCCTACTTGTTTAGATTTCCTATACGCTTGGAGGATGGAAAACGTGCAACAAATGATCGCTGAGTGGGTGCGTACAGCGCGCAAGGATGCAGGCTTATCGCAAGCCGACCTTGGGGCCAAGCTCGCCCTTGAGCTCGGCGAGGAGAGAGGGCACACGAAGGCGAACATCTCGCACTGGGAAACAAAAAAACACAGTCCGAATCTCCGGCAGCTGATGGCTATAGCCAAGATTACAGACCACAATTTGCCGCCCCAGTTAATGCAAGGTCGTACGCCGGAAGTTGCTCCAACTGACTTTGAGGCAAGCAACGATAGTCCGTTTATCGAAGGGGGAATGCCCGTTCGGATCGGAGATGAGCCAGATACAATTCCAATCCGGAGAGTTAAGTTGAAGTTGCGCGCGGGCATTGCCGGGTACGAAACCGAACCGGAACTGGAAGACGGCGGCGTGCTCCACGTGCCACGTCGCATTATCGAGAAAAATAACTTTGTCCCTCATCTGCTGCTGGCAGTCACTGTGAAGGGGTGCAGCATGGAGCCGCTACTTTTTGAGGATGACGTAGTGGTCGTCAATACCGCAGACCGTAAGCCAGCTGACCGGGAACTTTTTGCCGTCAACTTCAACGGCGAAGCATGCGTCAAACAGCTGTGGAAGGATGGTGGTCATTGGTTCTTACGCTCCTTCCATCCTAAGCATGGTCCGGTGAGCGTTCGAAGTGGCCAATGTGAAATTGTGGGGCGGGTAGTTTATCAACCTGGACGTGAACTAACGGGGCGCTTGTGA